TCAGCAGCATCCATTTTACCTTCAATGATGAACTGACCACCAGTACCACCTTGAATTGTTTGTGTATACAAGTAAGGAACAAAAATCAAATTACGAGTAAACGCTTGTAATGTATCAAGATATACATCACGACTAAGAGTTGCAGCAGAAGTTGTACCTACGGAAGGTGTAGAAGCTCCAGTGTATGGCATGGTAAATCCTTATTCCCGATATGGGATTGTTTGTAAAGTTATTTGGTTGTGTTTCGCCCAACATATCTACAAACTTACTAAGGTTACCAGCAATATACTAGAGTCTTGTGAAGAATGTTTTCCGCTGTTGGGTTTCCCCAACAAACCTATTGAAATTATAGACATATTTTTTATTATATGTCAAGTGTTATTTTTTATCGTCCAAACACAACGTGGTCTGGAGTGCGTGCTAGACGAGCTTGGTGAGCTGCTTGAGCTGCTCTATCATTACGTCCTTGCATTGTATTTAAGTAAGCCTTATCCTTCATAATTTCTAATTGTGAAGTGTATCCACCAGTTGATGGAGCATTGTTTGTGTTGCCACTAATTCGTTGAGTAGGTGTTGATGAATCAGATAGACTAGCTTTATAGTCAGCGTATAATCCTTTAATGGCATATTCTCCCATACCAGACTTTAAGCCTTTGTCAAACTCAGCCTTCTTAGCATCATCTAGATTGGTTCTTCCCCATTCTAGCATTGCATTATACTCATCTGCTCCACCTACAATAGCGTGAGATTTAGCTACTTGTTCACGAATATCAATAGCAGCAAGCTTAACATCACGAATATCAATGCCTTTACTCTCAGCTTCAGCAATCAATTCTGGTGTTAGTTCCATATTGTCAGCCATAAACTTTTCAATCAATGGTTGAGCTACTTCATTCATATCAACTTTTGTTGCAGATGACTTTTGCTCCCTAACTGCATTAGCATACTTATCCTCTACTGATTTAAGAGTATTTAATACTCCCTCAATATTATCAAACCTACCTTGTAGCTTACCATTCTTGAAATACTTAGCTACTTGCTCTTCAGTGAACTGGAAGTTCTCTAATGCAATAGCTGACTCTTCTTTGACTGATGGCAATCCACCAGCATCATCTTCTACGACTGTTTCTTCTACTGGCTCTTGGTATTGAGCCATAGGGTCTTGTAGTTCTTCAGCCATCTGTTACAGCTTTCCAAACTTAATTGGTTTATCAAGACGTTCTTCTTGAGATAGTTTCCAAACTACTTGCTTCAACTCTTCATCGTCAAGACCATGCTTGTCTTTGACTTCCTCAGATGTCCACTTCTCATTAATAAGAACCCTTAGTTCCTCTGTTGATAGCTTTGTCTTTTGACCTTGCTTACGACCCATTACTGTACCGTTAGCTTTACTCATAGCCTTATATTCTTCTGCGCTATATGTATGGATATGTGTAGAGTTCTCATCTGGAACTACTACAACCTCTACTTCTTCTTCTGTTAATGCTGGTGTACGAGCCATTTGGACGTTCCTTTAGTTTTATTTGAACTGTAATTGTACCACAAGTATTTAACCTTGTGGTGCTAGGTGTTCACCCATTGCTTGTCCAGCTGATTGAGCTAGTGCTTGGTCACCTTGAGCCATAGCAGCTTGTTGTTGGGCTTGTTGTTGCTCCTGAGCTATTTGAGATGGAGGTTTTAATAGTCCAGTTGTATCAATACCATCAAAGCTTGCATATCTAATTGCTAGTTCAGCTTTATTGAACATATCAATCATTCCCATAGCTCCCATTCGTTGCATATAAGCATCTAGCTTCTGAGCTTCTTGGCTTCTGCCTAGTGCATCTAGTCCAGTGATTACGTTAATAGAGATACCATCAAACTTGATGTTAATCTCTTGCATAATCCACTCTACAATACGCTTAGAAAGCTTCTTAGCCAATTTAGAATAGACACCTGATAGACTAGACTTCTCTAGCTCTTGAGCCATATATTGTATCTCTTGAGCTGTAACCCTTTCTGCATCTCTAGTAACTGATTGGCTATCCAAGAATGATTTAGATAAGTGTTTACCAATCTCTTGTAGTCTAGCCATTGGAACTTGAAAGTCAAAGTTCTTCTGTAATTGAAATGCTGTTACATCATCAGCTCTACCATTAATGATATCACCATTCTCGGAATCACTAACATCCTTAATCTTGGTTCTATTCCCTTTCTGGTCTACAAATATCAATGCTTTACTAGCAATAATACTACCTTGTGTAAGAACTCTAGCCAAAGCATCATACTGTTCAATGTCATCAATGAAATCTTCAGCATAAGGACGATGATATGTATCACCAACAATCCAAGTCCATCCAATGTATTGGAATGGCAATGAGTAATCAGTAAACTTCTGCTCTTTACCTACAATCTCATCCTCAATAGATTGAGTCATATACCATTTCTTATCATCCCAATTACGCTCAATCAAAGTATATAAGTCATACTCATCTTTTTCTTCACTAGGACTAATACCCTCTGGTAAATCTTTAATCTTCTCCATAATACACATAGCTCTAGCTTCACCACGACTATCTAAATCAACAGTAAAGTTACGCAATGGATGAATCTTGATACCATTATCCTTCACTTTCTCAATAACTACTGAACCAACAACAATCAATTGTGTCAATAAGTCAAACACACTATCTCTCATCTGTTGTGCTTCAATCTCTTTATTGATATTAGCTGTAACAGACGATAGCTTAGCATATATAGCACTTACCATATCACCATTACCTTGAGTAATAGTCTCTAGTGCTTCTCTATCTGGCTCTAATCTAAAGCTAGATGTACTAGGAGGAAGTAAGCTCATACCCATCTTAGACTTTAGGTTGCTTACTAACCCACCACAAAACGATTGACTACAACTATCAGCCAATTTAGTGGTAGATGTAGAACCTTTTTGAACCATGATATATGGAATTGTCTTCTTACTAATACGCTCAGCTGTATCTTCATACGTTAGCCTATCACTCATATGCTTTGCATAGAATGATTTAGGACTTAGTTCTCCAAACTTACCCATATCTATACCCCAAACCCTAATCCAGTAGTAGTTGTACCACCTAGACTAGATACCCTTTTAGCAGTTGGTTCCACCATAAGACCTAAATTACCCAATACACTTCCCTTGCTACCACCAGTTAGCAATGTAGCTGTTTCTTCCATTGGCTTGGCACTTGCTGCAATACGTCTAGCTTCCATCTCTTGACGTTTAGCTTCTGCCATAGCAATATTCTGAGCTTCTTTAGCTTTCTTTTCAGCTTCTTGCTGTCCAGTATACCCTAGTGTTGCTACATTAAGCAATCCTCCAAGCAATCCTCCACTACCCATATCTTTATCCTCCTATTGTATGAAATGAATATAGCATTTTATTGCCATTATCATCTATATGAGATATAAATGTAAACCCATATCTCTCTAGCAATGACTTCATATAGTCTTGCCTACTCTCTAAATCAGTAACCAAGCAGATATTATCCTCCATATATAGCTTTTTAATATCTCTAATCATACTCTTAGTAAAGATACCATCATCAATAGCACAACTATACACAACTGCTATATGCTCACTTCTAGCAGTACCTATTAACCCATAAGGCTTACCACCCTTGTAATATACTGTAGGATTAATCATAGACCAAGCTGGTTCTCTAGCTTCACCTACAATATAAACTATTTCATTCACGATTCAAATCCTCAACCAATCTCTCTAGGCTATCAATAACCATAGCTACTCCAGCTATCTTACCTCTCTGGAACTCAGTACGTTCTAGTACATCAATCATCTCAACACCTGATGGAATATAATCTTCAGTCAATCTCTTGACCAACTCTTGAATACAAATCTTATCCACAAAACCCCTTTATATGTTAAAATTATATCATGGAATATATAGTACCAAAATATAAAGAACTAGAACAATTAGGATATCTACCTACTGGCAATCTATTTGAACCAAATGATATCCTATACTCAGCACTAACCTCTTATGGCTCACCATACAGAGATGTAAGTATACAATATCTTCAACGATACAAATCATTTAGACAAATAACAATACGAGTATTAGCTGGTTATGGATATGGATTAGACAATCTACAAC